GGAACTGCCTCCCAACATCAAATTAACTTTACTAAAAAGTGGAAAGCTTATACAGCAGTTTTTGAACTCGCAGGCGGAGATATCCAGAAAATGGATTCGGTAGTTGAACTCCCATTAGAACAATGTTTATTATATCTTGCGTATAGAACTGATAAAGGTTTATTAGAAAGTATGATGCATAAAGAGATCCTAAAGAGTAAAGGGTAATACACCTTTTACTCTTTTTTGTGTTATATAAGAAAGGAATTTGTATATGGCTATTTGGAGTAATAGTAAGTGGAGTAATTCACGCAATGGTAATCTACGATATAGTGTAAATAGAGAGAATGCTAGCGGTGTTTACATTGGACCCACCCAAGGTTTATCTTCACCAAAGAATAGTAGGAGAGGATGCCTTTGTCTTCACGAAGATATTTATCATGTAAAATGTTGTAATGGTGCCCTAATGGAACAAGGTATTGGTGTGATAGAATCAGCAACAAGAACCAAGGGTGGAGCGTTTGATAATGGTTACTCCGATGGATTTGATATTATATTAAACAACGAATAAGGATATATAAAAGATATGAGTGAATTAACTAAACAAGCGTTAAAGGTTGATAATAACCAATCATTTCCAAATAACAATGCAGGACTCATTACACCAACTGCTCTAAGAGCATTTAATGAGAATATGATTGATTCAACCGTCAATCAAACAGCATATACTGCAGATTCTGCATCATTTAATAGTAGAATAAATGCACTTTCAGGTAGTGGTGGAAGTGCTATGACTGGTTCCCTACTAACTACTGCATCATTTAACAATAGTACAAGAAACTTAACATTTACAAAAGGTGATAGTTCCCAATTCTCGGTGAATATACCTGATGTGAGTGGAAGTACATTACCAAGTGGTGTAGTATCAGGTTCATCCCAAATAAGTTATCCATTAATTAGTAATATACCAGCAGGTATAGTAAGTGGGTCATCACAATTGACTGGTTCATTCGTGACAACAAATACAAACCAAACTATAACTGGTGTAAAAACATTTCAACAAGGTCCTGCAAACACTCCAGGAATTGAAATGTTTGATACAACTAAAATTCAATTTGCTGGATTTTCTACAACAAGGATTGGATCAAGTGGAGGTAAAAGTGTTTTATTAGAAGCAATTGCTAATGATGGTTCTAATACAATTGGTATAACTTCAGGTGTATCAGGTTCAATTACTGGTGGTGCAAATACTTTAACTCTTCAAGCACTTGGAAATCAGACAGGTAGTGAAATACTATTAAGTGCACCAAGAGTTAGAATTATAGGTGATACTACAATTACTGGTTCGTTTACATCATCCTTACAACAAGGATTTGTTTTAGTTGGTGATGCAAGTGGTAGAACACAAGCAGTTTCTACTGGTTCATTTGGTGGTGGAACATTCGCTACTGGTTCATTTGCAACCACTGGTTCTAATGTGTTTATTGGAAACCAAACTATTACTGGTTCTTTATTCCTATCATCATCTGTATCTGCATCAATCATAGTTCCAAATACTTTTGGAGTATTTGGATTAGTTATTGATGGTAATGTGAGAATTCAAAATGGTGGATTAGATATACCACAAGCAATCAATGCAGGTGGTATTTATCTACAAACAATTGGTAGAAATGATAACAACCCAATCAATGTTGATAATGGATTAAACATTAGACCAAATTCTCCTGGTCTTTTAGCAACTAACGTATCTATATCAGGTTCAGTAATCGTTTCACAATCCCTACAAATAGGTAGTACATTAACTGCATCAATACAAGAAGGTTTTACATTAGTAGGTGCAGCAGGTAATGTATCTACTCTTGTAGCAACATCATCTTTTGGAGGAGCACTCCCAAGTGGTGTAGTTTCTGGTTCATCACAATTAACTGCTTCTTATGATTTAAGATATGCTTTAAGTGGAAGTGGTGGAGGTGCCCTTCCAAGTGGTTTATTATCTTCATCCGTAACAAACTTTACTGATTACTCACAATCAGTAGATACAAGAATAAATAATATAGTAGCTGGAACTGGATTTGCAACTACTGGTTCAAATACATTTACTGGCAATCAAAACATACAAGGAACTTTAACTGCATCAATACAACAAGGATTTGTATTAGCAGGTGGAGCAGGTAATGTATCTACTCTCGTTGCTACTTCATCATTTGGTGGAGGAGGTGGTGGATTTCCATTTGTTGGAGATGCACAAATTACTGGTTCACTAACCATATCAAGTTCTGCAGGAATTGATTTAGATGTTATTGGTGGAGCAAGAATAACTGGTTCCCTATTACTAACTGGTTCAAGTATATTTACGGGAGACCAAACCTTTGTAGATGGAGCAGGTAATACAATAACCCTTTCAGATGCATCAGGTTCCTTAATGTTAGTTGCAAAAACATTTACTTCTGCATCTTTACATTTAACTGCATCAGCTGGTAATCAAGTAAACATTATATTCAAAGATAATAATAATACTACTGATACAATTATAAGTGGTAGTAATAACATATTTACTAACCCAACTACAGCCCCTGGAACTGGTTTCAAAAGAATTATTGGTAGTAATAATATAGTAAATAGTGCAGCTGGTATGACTCAAGTGACTGGTTCTTCTACACCTCCACTAACAATAACATCTAACTACTTTGGTAGTAATCCCGCAGGTATTAGAGGAGCCCTTAGTGGTAGTGGATATACTATTACTAATAACGTTGCAATTGGAACTATCAATATAGGTTCACCATTGGCTACGGCCGCACAAGATTTTTCAAGAGCAGGAGCTGCAACAGTTACAACTAATTTTGTAAATGGTACTATTGCTCTTCAAGCAGGTTCTTCATCTTTATTACCAACTATAGCTGCAACACCTTCCATAGGTACTAATATTGTAAATGGCAGTGCAACTGCAACAATGAATAGTTCATCTATATCATTAACGAGTAATATAATTCCTGCTGCATCATTAAGTATTACCAATAACTATTTTAGTGGCTCTGCCGGCAGTGGTTCATTAACGGTAAGGGATAATTTAATTGGTAGTAGACAGATTTCATCTTTAATTGTGCAAGGTTCAAACCCTGCAGGAACCGTTACTGCACCATTAATTGGTGGAAACATTATATATGGAACTGGAAATGCAATACATATAAATGCAGATAATTCAAGAGTAAGTGGAACTACTTTATATGCAAGTATGGAAGCCAGTGCAGTAATAGGTAATACTTTGGCTGTAACGGGTTCATCATTATTTAGTGATTTGACAGGTGTAGGTTCTGCATTCTTTGGTAGATTTAACGCGAATGATGGTATAAGAAATAAAACATCAGAAGTGGTATTTGCCGTAGGAACGGGAACTGCAACTGGAACAAGAAAAACTGGTTTCTTAATTGACTCAGGTTCTAATACATTTGTAGAAGGAACATTGAATGTAAGTGGTAGTTCAGTATTTACTGGTAGTTTAATACTATCATCATCTGCAACAACTGAATTACAAGTTATAGGTGGAGTAGAGATTACTGGTTCATTAGGTATTCAAAGTGGAAGTTCTTTCTTTGCAAATGGTAATAGACAATTCAATGTAGGTGCATTCCAAAGTGATATAACTCAATCAGGTAGTGCAAACGTTTCTCAATCAATGAATTTTGAAGTAACTGATATATCAGAAGGTGTATCAATTGCATCTAATAGTAGAATAACATTAGCAAATAGTGGAACATATAATATTCAATTCTCAGTACAAGTAGATAGAGTATCAGGTAGTGGAACAGATACAGTACATATTTGGTTAAAAAAGAACGGAACTAATGTACCTAAATCAGCAGGAGCAATAACAATAGCAGGTAGTGCAGCAGAAGCAAAAACAGTAGCAGCATGGAACTATATTGTTAATGCAGCTGCAAATGATTACTATGAATTAGTATGGCAATCAACTGATAGTAATATTCAATTGATAAATGTAGCAGCTACTGGCAATATACCTTCAACACCTTCAATTATATTAACAGTCACACAAGTAAGATAAAAAAAATGATATAGAAAAGTAAATTATTGTTATTATATAAAAATAGAAATTATACATTATGAACGCAAAAACCGTATTAAAAAAGTTAGTATCCTTACTGAAACAAGAAGAAGTAGTATTAACTTACGCTAAATTGAAAGATGGAACAATCGTTGAAAGTGAAACTTTTGATGTAGGTGAGCCACTATTTGTAATCTCTGAAGATGGTGAAAAATCTCCTGCACCTAATGGAGAGCATGAACTATCACTTCGTGATTCAGAAGGAAACGAAACCCTTTTTAAGGTTATTACCGAAGATGGTGTAATCGTAGAAAGAGAAAATGTTGAACTTGCTGATTTGGAAATCAAAGAAGCAAAAGATATTCCTGCTTCAGGACCAACTGCATTCCCACATGAGATGAGTGAAGAAACTTACACTACTGCTCCTGGTGATATTCCAACTACTGGTAATGGAGTTCCTGCAGATGTAGATCAAGGTAAATTGATTGGAACTGATAAGGACATTGCTAAAGTAATTCAAGAACTTTCTTATCGCATTGAAGAAATGGAAAAGAAGATGAAACTGGCTGAAGAGAAGATGTTGGAGAAAGAGAAGAAAGAAGAAGAGAAGATGGAAGTAGAAATTGAAATTGAAAAAGAAGAAGAGGAAGAAGATCTACCTAAGTTAGATGGAGCTCCTATTGAATCAAGAATCAAAAAACTATCTGCAGTAAATACAAATAAATCAGCACCAGGACTTTCTTCACAAGAGAGAGTATTGGCTAGACTATATAACAAAAATAATTAATAACCCAAAATTTTGAAAAAATGAAAAAAAGACAAAACTTTGCGTTACCAACTTTTACACAAAACACCTATGCAGGTGAATTCGCTGGTGAGTATATCGCAGCAGCATTGTTGTCTGCTAAGACATTGGATAACAAGTTAGTAACCATCAAACCAAACGTCAAGTACAAATCTGTAATTCAGAAACTTGATGTATCAGGAATCGTACAAGATGCTTCTTGTGATTTCGTAACTTCTGGTTCAGTTGCTCTATCTGAGCGTATCTTGGAACCAAAAGAATTACAAGTAAACCTTGAATTATGTAAGCAAGAATTCGTTGACTCATGGGAATCTCTTCAGTTAGGTTTCTCTGCATTTGATACAATCCCTGCATCATTCAATGATTACTTGATTTCTTATGTGGCTGGTCAAGTTGCACAGGCAACTGAAATTGCTATCTGGCAAGGAACTGCAACTAATGGTTCATTCCCAGGTTTCCAAAATCTATTCTCTGCTTCAGTAGCAGCAAACACAACCGTTGTATCTGGTTCAATCACTGCATCTACTGGTGTTATTCCAGCATTCTCAGGTTCTTCTCTAATCGGTGGAGCACCAATTTCTGGTTCAGTAACATCTGGAAACGTGTTAGAAAAATTAAACTTAGTAGTAAACTCAATCCCAGGTGCAGTATATGGTAAAGAAGATTTACTATTGTATGTTGGAACTCAAGTTGCTAAAGCATATCAGCAGGCTTTAGGAGGAAATGCTAATCAGTCAGGTTTCAATACACAAATGAACGTTGGTGAAAAACCTTTCAACTTCAATGGTATTGAAATCGTAATGTGCCCAGGTCTAGGTGATAATAAAATTGTTGCTGCACAGAAGTCTAACTTGTTCTTCGGTACTGGTTTATTATCTGACCACAACGAAGTAAGAGTATTGGATATGGCTAATCTTGATGGTTCTCAAAATTATAGAATCATAATGAGATATACTGCCGCAGTACAATTCGGTATTGACAAAGACATCGTTTACTACGGAGCATTTTAATTTAACTAACTAAACAAAACATATAATAGTATGCCATGTAATATAACCGCAGGACGTAATGAAGTATGTAAAGATAGTATCGGTGGATTAGCCGGTGTATACTTTATCAACTACACTACTGGTTCCTTCACTAAAAATGTAAATGGTGAAGTAACTGCTTTACCACTTAGCTCAAGTGTATACTATTATGAATTAAAAGGGAACTCTGCATATACAGAAACCGTTAATACATCACGAGATAATGGTACTACTTTCTTCTCCCAAGAATTAACCTTGAACTTGAAGAAACTTACTAACGAGATGACAACTCAAATGAAGTTGTTGGCTTATGGTAGACCACAAATCATCGTATGGACAATGAATGGAGATTCCCTATTAGTTGGTGAAAGAGAAGGAGCCGATATGACGGCTGGTACATTACAAACTGGTGGAGCAATGGGTGACCTATACGGATACTCTTTAACCTTCACAGGCCAAGAACAATTACCAGCAGCATTTATATCTGGTTCAACTACAACAAGCCCATTCCCTCCTTCGGTATTGAATGGTTCAACAATAGTGTACGGAACCAACAACTAAAGTTAATTCATAATTAGTATTTTATATAGAAAGACCCCACTCAAAAGGTGGGGTTTTTTTGTTTCTACTATTTGGAATTGTGGAAATAATTTCGTATATTTGTAAAACAAATATAAAAGTTATGAAGAAGTATTATGTATATGAATTAGTAAATCAGCAAGGTTATGTGGAAGATGTAGGTGAAACGTATACACCCGATATTAGAATGAAACAGCATACAAAATTAAAACCTACAAGTTCGGGTATTGGTAAATGGTATGGTAGAGACGATTTGATAATGAATATAGTGAAAGAGTTTGATAATAGAACTGATGCATTAAAGTTAGAGGGTCAATTAAAATTAGTTCATGGAATAGAATGGACTGAACGAATTAGAAGTAGTAAAGGGGGTAGTATTCAAGGTCCTAAAAATGTAGAATCTGGTCATTTTGAGTCTATAAAAACAACTGAATCTTGTAGTAAAGGTGGTAAAAAAGGTGGACCCAATGCGTTCAAAAAACAAAATATATTACTAATATGTCCTTATTGTAATAAAGAAGGAATTGGCCGAGTAATGTATAGATGGCATTTTGATAAGTGCAAGTATAAAATCTAAGCATACTACTATTATTATTAAATTAGTTGTTATTATACTATAACAATTAGATAATAAGAGATAATGTTAACATATTTTATATCAGCAAGTAATAATTATACAATTAGAACTGAAGCAAATCCATCATATGATTTAAGACTGAACTTACAAAATATGATTACCCAAGAAAACTTTACTGCATCATTACAAAATGTGAGTATAAATTATTATGAAGCTATTTTATCATTCTCTGCATCAATAAGTGGAGCAAGAGTTGGTGATGAATATAGAGCAACAATAACATTAACTGGTAGTGATGAACCTATTTGGAATGGTTCAATACAAGCGTTTGTTTCACAAAGTGAAGATAAACCAAACTATGTTAACCAAATACCATTACCAGAAAATGGAATCCATCCATACAAATCAAATGTGACAACAAACGAATATATAATCCTTCCATAAGATGAATACAAAGGCAATTAAAAGAGACCATAAGTTTAGTGTGGTAAACCTTGCGGATAATATGATTCCACAAGTTACTGAAGATACTAAAACCCGTTACGCATGGGTTCCATTCGGTGTATTTGGTCAAGATGATTTTTGGGATGCAGTAGTGATGGCATATAACGATTCTACTACTAATGCAACCTCAGTAAATAACCTAGCTGATTTGATATTCGGTAAAGGATTATATACTACTAATCCTGAATTACAAAAACCATTTGAGAGAATTATACCACAAGAAGAAACCAAGAGAGTATCTTTTGATTTGAAACTCTATGGTAATTGTGCATATCAAGTATTTTGGAATGATGACCATACAAGAATTATAAAGATGTATCACATACCAGTACAAACCCTTCGTGCTGAGAAACTATATGATAATACAAGAGTAGAAAACTATTACTATTGTACCGATTGGAAAGACCAACGAAAGATAAAAGATAAGATTAAAATACCAGCATTCGGTACATCTGATGAGAAAAGAGAAATCCTATACATTAAAGATTATTCACCTAATCTATATTATTATTCTTTACCTGATTGGGTATCTGCTCTTCAGTTCGCAATTGCAGAGGCTGAGTTATCAAATCTACACATAAACTCAATCACAAATGGGTTCTTACCTACTTTGATGATTAACTTTAATAACGGAGTTCCTGCACCAGAAGAGAGACAAACTATTGAGGATTTGTTATATTCTAAATTTACTGGCACTAATAATGGTGGTAGATTTATGGTATCATTCAATGATGATAAAGAAAATGCACCAACCGTAACTGCAATCCAATCTGATAATCTACATGAGAGATTCAAGTATATTGCAGAATATGCACAAGATAGAATACTTGTAGGACACAAGATTACATCACCTTTACTCTTTGGTATAAGAACTGCTAACAATGGTTTTTCTTCCAACAGTGAGGAGATGAAAACGGCCTTCAGTATCTTACAATCAATGACAATTGCACCTTTCCAGAACCTTATAATCAACTATTTAACCACTGCGTTAAGAGAGGGTGGATTACCTGATTTAGAATTGTACTTTGAACAATTAACTCCATTAGTTATTCTATCACAAACTGCAGAAGAAACTGGTAAAACTATTGAACAAGTTGAGGATGAAGTGAATGATTCTATGGCAACTCCTGACCAAGAACCAGATCCAAACATCGAAGAAGAAACAATCAATGATGAAGAGGAGTTGGAGTTCATCAGAAACAATATGGGTACAAAACTATTAAACAAAAGATTTAACTAACATGGCAACTGCATTATTTATAACTCGTAATGACATCATTAAGACAACTCCACTCCAAGGTGCACTTGATGCTGATGCATTACTACCCTTTATGGTTACTGCACAAATCAAATATATAAAGAACTTGATTGGCACCGTATTGTATGACTATTTGTCATTACAAATAGAAAATGGCACGGTAGGTAGTTTAAGTGTGTATTACCAAGACCTTCTTGCAGACCATATCAAACCTACTCTTATATGGTATGCGTGTGTTGAGTATATCCCATTTAGTTCTATTCAGTTCAAATCTAATGGTGCTGTAAAACAAAACTCCGAACAAGGTGTTGCCCCAACAAAGACTGAAATTGATTATCTATTAGCAAAAGCACAAGATAATGCAGAGTATTATGCATTAAGATTGCAAAACTATTTGATTGCATATTCTAATCAAATACCACAATATCTACAATCAGTAGGAAATCAAACGCAGATTTACCCCGATCAAACGAACCAGTACTTTTCAGGTATAAATCTATAATATATTATGGCAGCAATAGTTGAAAATAGTGGTGTAAACTACACACTTTATTATAATATCTTGAATTATTTCAAGACTATTATGACTAACCATCCTTCATTACAAATTGTTACACAAGGATTGATTCAAGATTTTGATACGCGTGAATTCCCACAATATCCAGTGGGTAATGTATCAATACTTGCATGTGAGTATTTAGATACGATTACTAATTGGAATATTCAATTGGTAGTTGCTGATAAGATAAAGAATAAAGATAACGAATCTACACCATCATCTAATACACAAACCATTCCTTTTTATGGAGTAGATGATGTGGTAGATATACATGCAAACACACTTGCAATCATAAACGATTTAACTTCATTTACACAAAAATCAGTAAATGGTTTAGATATACCTGATATTATTATAAACGAACCATTTGAGGATAGATTCAATAATGGTCTTGCAGGTTGGGTATCTACTTTTACCGTTGTAGTTCATAACAATAGAGATAGATGTTTATTCCCATTATTACAATAACTAATGGCTAACATATCACCAAAAATACGAGGTTCAAGAGTGTTAAATCAAGTAGCAACTCAAATAAAGAATATTGCTCTGTTTTATGCTCCTATCAAGACTGGTAATCTAAAAAGAAAGTTGAATCAAGCGAATAGACCTTCTAATATGATTAAAATTATAAATGGTGCAAGTAAATCCAATGTATCAATATCATTAGATATAGCACCTGATGGTGCAGAGTATGGTAAGTATTGGAACTCACCAAATGTATCAAGAACGGTTAGAGATGGTAAAACAAAGAATGTTCCTCGTAGTATAGATTATGGAAAACAAGCATTGAATGACCCACAATCAAAAAGAGAATTGGCTAAATTCTTTGATGAATTTGCTGCCGATTATACAAAGGCTATACTGAAAGAATTGAAGAGTAAATAACCATCCCTACTTTTTTGATTTATTGTGGTTATATATAAAATGATTTTTGGATTATGGCTTTAAGTATAACACAAATACCACCAGTGCTAAATTTAGCACAATCACCTATACCGATTACATTATATGAAAATACTAATGTAATAACATCATCTTCTTTTCAGTATGTATTGGATTTATACTATTGGAGTGGAACTCCATTCCAATCAGGTTCTGCCAAATACACACTTGTAAAATATCCAAACACAAGTGGTGTTGGTATATTTGATGTAAGTAGAATATTAAACTCAACCCTAACTGATTTATTAGAAGCAAACCCATCCAATGTAAAGTTCTTTGCAGGAGATGGGTATTGGGAGTATTTAAGTGGTAGTACTTATGTCACTGGTTCTCATGTAAAAACATCTACATTTAAGTATATAGATGGATACTCAATTTTCCAAGAACCAATTTCTCAAAGTATAAACTTAAAGACACCACATTGGCCGTTAATGACTGATGGTCCTGCAACACAATCTAGTTTTGATTTTAATGGGGGTACAGCAGGTGTTTATGTTGGAAACTATGGTAGTGGGTCACAACCAACAAGAATCGTTTATACATCAAATTTAGGTACTGCTAGTTATTTTTTAAGTTCCTCTGTAAGTTCATCACAACAAATAGATGATTACCCAATAGGACAATCACAAACTGG